GGGCGCGTGCTCACGCTCGACGAGATCGTGACGGAGAACATGGGGCTCCAGCGCTGCATCAAGGAGCGACTGAAGCCGCTGCTCCGCAGCAAGTATGAGGGGTTCAGGTATTTCATCACAGGCGACCCCAGCGGTGGCAACCGGTCGCAGAATGATGAGGCGACGTGCAAGACGATTTTCACGGGCGCAGGGTTCAAGAAGATCAAGTTCGCGATGACAAACAACGCGATCAAGCGCGTCGGTGCGACCGACTCGTTCCTCGTGATGAACACGGAGATGGGGCCGTCGTATCTCATAGACCCGCGATGCTCGTACTTGAAGAGAGGGCTCAAAGGCGGGTATCATTATCCGATCAGCCGCAAAGGAATTGCGTCGGACGCCCCCCTCAAGAACATCTTCTCGCACATTTGCGAGGCTAGTCAGTATGGTGACATGTATTTCGAACTCGGCGTTGACGAGGCCGATGGCGAAGCGGAACGCAAGAAACTAATCGCGGCGCAGCAGCGTAGTCGCGGCGGTTACACAAGGAGATAACGATGGCAGATGCAGCAACGCCGGTCATGAACGAGCACGCGATGAAGACGTTTGGCGTCAGAATGAACGCACTGTTCGAGACCTACAGTGGCGACCGACGCGTGATCGAGGAACAGTGGCTGCGCAACCTGCGCCAGTTTCGAGGCATCTACGATCCGGACATCGACGGTCGCATTCCTGCCGACCAGTCGCGGGCCTATCCGAAGGTGACGCGCACGAAGGTGATCGGGACGGTTGCAAGGTTGATGGAAATGATGTTCCCGCAGACAGAGAAAAATTGGGGAATTCGCCCATCACCGATTCCCGATCTGAGTAAAGAAGACACGCAGTCCGTCCTCGATACGCTGCAAAACGAACTGCCGGAGGGCACAGAGCTTCCGAGCGAAGTGATTGAGCGCGCGATCGCGGAATTTGCGACCAAGAAGTGCGCTAAGATGGAAAAGATCATGGAGGACCAGCTTGACGAGATCAGTTACATCTCGCTCTGCAAGCGCGTAGTGTTCTCCGCCGTGCTGTACTCAGCCGGCGTCCTGAAGGGTCCACTGGTAAAAACCGCGAAGACTCGTTCGTGGAAGCGCAATACAATCACCGGGCGCTACATTGCGTTCGAGGCACAGAAGCTCCAGCCGTACTTCGAAGTCGTTCCCGTGTGGAATCACTACCCGGACCTGTCCGCGAAGACCCTCGCGCAGAAGGATGGCGACTTTGAACGCCACATCATGTCGCGCTCGCAAGTCACCGATCTCGCGTCCCGTCCCGACTTCATGGGAGACGTGATCAAGAACTGGCTGAAGAACAACATCGGCGGCAACTACAAGGAGAGATGGTGGGAGCAGTCGCTGCGAGTTACTGGCGACCGCAAGAACGTCACGGACCTGAGCGGGCGCAAGTACGAGTTGCTCGAATACTGGGGCTTCGTTGACGGCCACGAACTCAAGGCGTGTGGCGTGGAGATCGCTGACGATCGCTTGTCGTCGCAGTTCGAGGCGAATGTCTGGACGCTTGACAGCGTCGTGATCAAGGCGATCATCAACCCGTTCGAGGTTAAGATTCGACCGAACCACACGTTCATCTACGAGGAAGACGACATCAGCATCCTCGGTATTGGCCTGCCCGCGATCATGCGCGACAGCCAGATGGGCGTCTGCGAAGCGACTCGCATGTTGCTCGACAACGCGAGCGTGTCGTGCGGTCCGATCCTCGAAGCGAACCACGAGTTGCTGCTCGCCGGCCAGAGTATGGACGTTCACGCGTTCAAGATTTTCTATCGCGATGGCCTGACTGGTTCGGAGAGCCAAGCCCCGGCCATTCGTGAGATCAAGGTGGATAGCCACATCCCTGAACTCGTCACGATCATCGATTTGTTCATGAACTTCGCCGATACCGAGACTGCACTCCCTCCGCCCGCACTCGGCGACGTGGGGCAGGGCGGATCGGAAGCGCTGCGCACTCAAGGCGGAGCGTCGATGTTCCTTGGCGCTGCGGCCCTGCCGATTCGCGACACCGTTCGCAACTTCGACATGTTCACCGAGTCCGTGATCGGCTCGCAGTACAACTGGAATATGGAGTTCGGCACCGACGAGGAAGCGAAGGGCGACTTCTCCGTGATCGCGCGAGGATCGACTTCGCTGGTTGCGAAAGAAGTTCGCGCGCAATCGCTCGACGCGTTCCGTGTTTCGTTGTCGGAAGACGAGAGACCGCACATCAACAGCCGCAAGCTACTCGTCGAGCGCATGAAGGCGCGCGATCTGCCAGAAGATATTCTGGACGACGAAGTTTCGGCCAACAAGAAGATTGAAGCGCAGGCGCAGAACCTCGCGCAAATACAAGCTCTGGCAACAGCGAAGGCTCAAGCGGACATCAAGAACGTGCTGACACAGGCGCTGAAGAACGTGGCGCTCGCGAACAAGGCCGACTCGTCCGCAACGAATGACACAGTGAAGACTATTTTGGAGGGGCTCACAAATGCAATCAGCGCCGCAAACGAACCAGCGACAGGAACTACGACCGGAGGAAGCTGAGGTACTGCGAGTCCTGAACCAAGCTCGGGACTCAGCAGAACTCAGAGCCGTTATACAGTACGCAAGAATGAAGCAGGCAGCGGCTCTGCATCAGTGGCAGCGAGCGAGTGGGATGGAAGAGTTGGTTAAATACCAACAGCAGTACGCGGCATGGGAAGGAATCGTGAAGTCGATTATGAATCCCAATCCCGTGATCACGAAAACACAACAGGGGGATAGAACATGACCACAGTAAACGAGGGGCTGTCGGTTGACGATGGCGACGACGCATTCGCGGCTGCATTCAACGAGGCGGTAGCTGGTACCACTCTTGACGCTGCGCCAGCCAAGAAGGAAGAACCGGTAGTCGATGCTGCGGCTGATGCCGCTAAGAAAGCAGCCGACGAGAAGACCGCTGCTGACGCAGCCGCCGCGACAAAAGCTGCTGCCGACAAGGCCGCTGTTGATGCAGTCCGAGCGTCGGAAACTGCGGAGCAGACCAAAGCCCGCGAGGATTCCGAGGCTGCTGCGAAGAAGGCTGCGGATGACGTGGAAGCGAAGCGCAAGGCCGACGAGGCTGCTGCGAACACGCCGGCTGCGATTGCCGCCGTGACCGCGAAGGCGATCATCGAAGCGCAGACCAAGGCCGCTGAAGATGCCGCAGCGAAGAAAGCTGCCGACGAGAAGGCCGCTGCTGATGCAGCCGCAGACGCCGCTGCTCGCCAGTTGTCTGCCGAAGAAGTGACGGAACTCGACGCGCTGAAGGGCGAATGGAAAGACATCGCCCGCCTGTTCGAGTTGGAGTTCAAGAAGAACTCCGCGTTGGCAGACACGGCGCAGGGTGAAGCGATGAAGGCCGTGCTGAAGCACATATATGGCGACATCGCTCCGATCGCGCAAAGCCAGAAGGAGATGCAGGAAACGCAGCACTTCAACGACATCCGCACGGCCCATCCGGACTTCGACGATGTGCATCCGAAATTGGAGCCGTGGATCAACACCCAACCAGCGTACTTGCAGAAAGCACTGAAAGAGGTTTATACTGGCGGTACTGCTGAAGAAGTCAATGACTTAGTTCAGCGTTTCAAGGATGCAAGTGGAATTGTTACCCCAAAGGCGGATGACGTTACTACTGCTCCCACGACAAAGAAGCCCGACACCGTCGATCCCAAAAAGATTGCGGCTCTGGCTCCGGTGGATTCGCAGCGCAGTCAAGTCCAAGACAAGGGTGTCGATAAGAACAACTTCGACGCCGGCTGGGATGAGGCGATGGCGCTGGCGAGCAAAAAGTAATCGACAAGGAGAAATGTAATGGCAATTTCAAGACTATCTCTAAGCCGCCAAGCACTGAGCAACTCCGACAAGGATGCGCTTCGCGACATCGTTGATGGCACGCCGTTCTGGGTGGATGTGACTGTGACAGCCGCACTGCTCGACGGTGCTAAGAACGTCCCGGTGTTCACTCCGTCACCGCAGTCAGTTGCGCAATACAAAGTTCGCAACGTTCGCCTAACTGGCGGCGGAACGAACTTCGGCGCGGGCGGCGACCGTTTGATCAGCTTGACCGATGGTACGACAGTCTGGACGACGATTGTGAATGCCGACATTGAAGCCGCGCCAGCCGCGACTCTCGACTGGGGCAACGCGAAAGTTCCGTTCCTGACCGGCGTGTCCGATACCAAGAGTGTGGCTCGTCAGCCGATTCGCTTTCAGTACAGCGGCGGCACGACTGACCACGGCGGCGTCGGCTCGATCAAGTTCTCGGTCTGTCTCGAAAAGGTGTAATCATGGCCTTCAACGACGCAAATTTGGTACTCACTGGTACGGGAGTAATCCCTGAAACCGGCGTGAAATCTCTGGCATATTCAACTGGAGACAATCTCGCAACAGTGTTTGGCGGAACATATTTTGATTCAGCCGCTAGAAGTCTGCGCATCGGCGACATGATCAACGTGACTGCCAGTGACGGTAAAGTGCTCTGCGAAATTTCGGATGTCACTGTATCGCCAAGTGTAAGCGTTCGACAACTGGCTTTGGTTACGACGTTCTACCTGTAACAACTTCCACTTAAATCCAAGGAGAAACAAGCATGTCAACCCCACAAGTTTACGGTGATATTTCGCCCCGTACCGCCGCCCACGCGGTGGTGAAGATGCTGACTCGCGGCCTTCCGGTCCTCGTGCTGGAAAAGTTCGGTCAGACATACGTAATGCCGAACAACGTGACGAAAGTTGCGAAGTTCCGCCGCTACAACGCGCTGCCTCTCGCGCTTACACCGCTCGTCGAGGGTGTGACGCCTGCTGGTAAGAAAGCGTTCGTGACCGATGTCACAGCCACACTCGAACAATACGGCGACTTCATTCCGTGGTCCGACGTTATCGGCGACACGCACGAAGACCCGTATCTCCAGCAAGTTACCGACATTCTGGGCGAGCAAGCTGCTCAGACCGTCGAGACCCTGCGCTGGAACGTGATCAAGGCCGGCACCAACGTCTTCTACGCGAACGGTTCCGCCCGTACCGACGTGAACACGCCGGTCACGCTGGACCTGCAACGCCGCATCACGCGAGCGCTGAAGCGCCAGAACGCCAAGCTCGTGACAACGCAAGTTGCCTCGACGCCGAATTTCCGCACTGAACCGATCGAAGCGGCCTTCATCGCGCTTTGCCACACGGACTGCGAAACCGACATCCGCAACATGGATGGCTTCATCAACACGAAGCAGTACGGTACCGTGACTCCGTACCAGAACGAGATCGGCTCCGTCGAAGACGTTCGTTACCTTCGCAGCACAATCTTCACTGCCTTCGCTGATGCGGGTGGCTTGACCAGCACAATGGTCTCGACAACCGGCACCAACGCCGACGTGTACCCGATCCTGTACATCTCGCAAGACGCGTACGCGATCGTTCCGTTGAAGGGCAAGGACAGCCTGTCGATCATGATCGTGAATCCGAAAGCCGTGATCGGCGACCCGCTGGCCCAAAAAGGCACAGCCGGCTGGAAGACAATGCAAACTACCGTCATCCTGAACGACCTCTGGCTCGTTCGCGGTGAAGTGGCTGCGACGAACTAATCAGTAAACTAGGGGGCTTCGGCCCCCAGTTCTGACGAAACCATCACCAAGGAGAACATGCAATGGCTAT